TAAATCAGAAATTGCTGCGAGCACATTTGGTACTTAATATGAATTATTCAGAAAATTTAGATAAAATAAATTATTCCACAACTCTCGGTACTTTTAAAATTACCGATATAACATCGTATTATACTATAAATCCAACTGGTATAACTCCAGATGAATTAAATGTTTCACAAAATACTACATTAATAGAATTAGCCAATTCAATTTATTCTGATGTTAATAAATTTTGGTTATTTATGTATTCAAATAATACTCCAAATCCTTTTTTGTTAACAAATGAAGACACATCAGATTTATTGAAAGCATATAATATAAACCAAGCAGTAAATGCTAAAAATAGTTTAAATAATAATATTTTTATACCAGCTGGCTCTTTAATGTTTAAAATGGAAGCAAATACGGGATCTACTTGGGATTATGGTTATACAGGAAATTATAGTTTAACTGGTGGGTTTGCTTTAGTAGAATCTGCAAATAGTTACAATAAAACTTCTATAATAAAAGAACCAACAAAAGGAATAACATTTGCCGCATCTGAAAATGTTGTATTTTTAATAAAAGGATCGACTTCATATTATTACTATTCAAATAATGTAACCGGTTTAACTAATACAATACAAACAATACAAAAACAAGAAACATCAACTCAAAAAATTGTTTATAAAAATGCAAATTTAGAAGTTTATGGTTTGATGGAGGAGGGGAATGCGTTATCTAGCAGTACCTCTTTAAGTGGAACATCTCAAGCAATATCATATGGTGAAGTTGCGCAGACGCAATCTAATTTAATTAAAGTATATACTCAGGATCAAATTAGTAAGTTAAATATAACTAAAGTAACTCAAAATTATATTCCATAAGATGACTACGGCTCAACCAAATCCACTTTTTTCTTATATAAAAGATATAACTTTAGGTGGTTTTTCTATTTACAAAACTGCAAATAATGCAATATGCAGATTTGAAAAATTAGAAATGATAGAAAGTGTGTTTGAATTATTTCCAAGCGGATCTGTAATAGTAAGAGATGTTTCTGATGTTATCACCTATATAAAAAATAATAATATAACTTCTTTAACAATTACTACAGATAATGGGGTGTCACAAACATATTTTATTACAAGTACAAATTTTATAACTAACGCTGCGTCTGAAACAGAAGAAAACTTTGTTGCAATTAATTTTAGTAATTTTATTTTTAAAGAAAATCAAAATATAACAACAAATGAAATTTTGTCAGTATCAACTCCAACGGAATATGATATAGACGAAATTATAGAAAATGTATCAAATGGTGTTGGAGGAACGGTTGTATCAAGTTCACCTTTTTCATTTTATAATACTATAGTTTATAAAAATATAAATCCCTTAGAAGAAAAAATTGATGTTATTACATCTAATCCAATTCAATACATTAATTATGTTAGCAGTTTGGCGTGTGATGAATCTACAAAATTGCCAAGATATTTACTTTGGACTGGATTTGATGATACAGTAAATGTAAAATATTTTTATCAAAATGTAAATAATGACACTGCTCCTGTTAAACGTTATGCGATATATAGTGCAGATATTCCAACTGCAAAATTTGGAGGATCGGTTTATAAAAAAATATATCTTTTTACAACATCTCCAGCAGATCAATATTTAAATAAAAATTACTATTATATAAGAAAAACTCCAAAAATTTTAAATAGACAGACAAATAATAGTTTAACAGATATAACACAAAGATTATTTAATCATCAATATTTAGATGATGGTGCAAAATATGATATAGAAATTGTAACAAGTCAAGGTGTAGTAGATTCGTTGCCAAACAATTCGGGTATATCTTTATTAGAGTATGATAAACATTACGGTTATTATACTAAAAATGATACTAATACTAATTTTTCTTCATCTAATCTTTTAAGTTTAGAATATGGAAATCGTAAAATTTATGAATCTCAAGAATTTTATAGTTCAAATCAATATCCATTTATAGATAATCCAGAAATGTGGAAAAATATTTGGGACCTTACTCCAATTCATCCAAATTTAGAAAGCGGTCCTGCATCTGCATCTAACAGTAAACTACAACAAATTTTATCAATAAGAAAAAATTCTCAATCAGATGAAGATAAATTACAGCAAATTCATGATATTGAATTACAAAATTTTATTTATTATGTTTTATGTTGTTTAACTCCACAAGATGAAATAATTCAACAAGAGGAAGAGGAAGAAACATTTTTTGCTTGTGTAACTGGTTGGAGAGAAGATCCAGAATATACCAGCACAAGTACTGCATATGGCGCTAAACAGGAGCCTTTAATTTATAGATATAGTTGGAATCGTTTGGCTGTAAATATAGATGAATCAAATTTAGAAAATTTTGATTATTTTACAAATCCGGAAAATGGAAATGTTTGGTCTTATACAGATGAAAAATCTGCCGAAATACAAGATGATCCAAATTTATTAACTTGGGCAATAAATGTTAATGAAAGAAAAAATTACTACGTGTCTACAAATGCAAATTCATCATATTATGCTCCCGGTTGGTATACTAAAAATTTAACTGAAACGTTATTTAGTGAGGTTCGATATAAACCAGTTGGACATAAAGGTGGAGATACATTTACTTCAACTACTCAAACACAAGAGTGTTATTTTATAGTTCAAATGAAAAAAATACCATACTTTAAATTAATTAAAGAATCTAACAATTATAATCAAATTGTAACATCTCAAGAAATTGAAGATGAATTGAGAGCTGCTGCACAGGGAAAATATTTTTATTCGTTTGAAATGGCAAATATAACTGACGGAAAGTGTACAGTTGATCAGCAAGGGCAAGGTCAATAACTATGGGTTTACCACAGCAAATAAAAACAATAAGCGCAACTAAAGTTAATACTACTGCTTTGCCAGGAGGATCAAGATCTTCCTACGAATGTGCAAATCCTTATATTACAAGAGGTATTACTACTGCACCCGATACATATCAAAACTGTATTCAAAATCAAATTTATGGAACAAAAATATCTTCAATAGTAAATGCACTAGGTGTAAATCCTTCTAATTTATGGTCTGGACCCCCCGCTTTAAGTGGAACCCCAGCAGTAATAAAAAGTACATTTATTGGACAAACTTCTCCAGAATGTGATTCTGTTGAGTCTATAGGTGATAATTGGCTTGGTTGTTTTTGGTCTGCACCCGATTCTGTTTTAAGCTGCAGATGTCCGGAAATAGGCGGAAATTATGAAAATTATTTAAAATTAAGATTAAACGTTGCAACATTTTGGAATACTCCAGTAGAAACTCCAATACTACGAAAACGTTTTTTGGATTCTATAAATTATGGTAAAAAAGTAACATTTAGTGTGGCTGGTGATTTTACAGTAAAACCAGGAAATATAGTAGAGTTATACGTTGGGGCAATAAGTGGATATAGCCAAAATATAACATCAAGTATATTAAGTAAAAAATATTATGTAATTTCTGTAAAAAATACAGTACTAAACAGCGGTGTGCATGAAACTACAATTGTAGCCGTAGAGCCTTTATACTAAATAATTCTATGGTAAACTTAAAAGATTTTAATATTTTGGGAACAAAAGTTTCCACAAGTTTAAATAAAAAAGATCTTTCATTGGTGACTGGTTTTAATTCGATTGTTCAAAATATCGAACAAGTATGCAAAACTCAAAAAGGAGAATTGCCTTCCGATTTAAATTTTGGTTCAGAATATTTTTCTTATATTTTTAATCCTGTAGCAGGTAAAAATGTTTTAGAAAATAAAATAAAAAACAATATTGAATATAATGTAAAAAATTTAAAAAATGTAGAAGTAAAAATTTCATATATGGACGAGCAAAAAGTTATTTTAAATGTATCTTATTCATTAGTAACAAGTTTAAAAAATCAAAATGGAAATGTAGGTTTAGAGGTCCCATTACAATGAGCTTAAATTTTAAAAATTTAGATGTATCATCTTTAGATTACTCTGATATTGTTACTTCTTTAAAAACTTTTTTAAAGCAAGAACCGACTTTAGCAGATTTAGATTATGATAATAACGCCAGTGCTGTAAATATGTTAATTAATATATTGGCTACCGCAACTGCCTATAATGGAGTTTATGCGCAGTTTGGTTATAAAGAATCTTTTGTCAGTACTGCAACTTTATTAACTTCAATAATGGGATTAGCATCAAACGCAGGACTTTTAATACCAGCAAAAAAATCAGCTTATTGTACCAGAAATGTTACAACTTCATCATCTGTTGCGGCTTTTAGTAGTATATCCGCAACAAATTCAAGTAATAAAAGTTTTTATGTTTTTAATATTGAACCGATTCCTGCTTATTCTGTTGGTCTTCCGGTAACTTTTTATGCTGGAACAGAAGTTGTACAGTATACAAATTGGGATTTTAATAGTCAATCAATAACACTACCGCTATCAGTTGATCCAGATACTATAAAATTATATTCTGTTGATTCTGGTGGAACTGAAGTTAATTGGACTAGAGTAGAAAAATCAAATATTAATTTAAATTCAACTAGCTATTATTATACTGTCTCTAATACAGTTAATGGTTATTTAGTAAGTGCAAATTTACCAGAATCTTTTAGTTTAACTACAGACTATAGTGTATATTGCAGAGCCGTAATATCAAACGGTACAGATGGAAATAATGCCACAATAAATTCTATATCTAATATAACATTTTTAACAAATGAATCACTAGAAAATGGATATGACTATTTAACACCATCTGCGGCTAAAGCAAAATTTAATTTTAATGCAAGAGCTCAAAAAAAATGTGTAACCATTGAAGATTATGAAAATGCTATGTTCAATTATTTTTATGATAATGGTTTGTCTATATCTTCATATTCCGCTAGCACTGGTAATACTCCATGCACAGTTTATATAGCAGCATATCATTTAACCGATTTGCAAAGAGATGGTTTGATGTCTTATTTGTCTGAAAGATCTGTTGCTGGAATTAATTTAATTTTTCAACTTTAATATATGATTTTATTATTTAATAAAATTCCAGTTACCTTAGATAGAAAAATACAAGAAACTGTTGAAAGAGCTTTAGCAGAACTTGGTTCAGATTTTTACAATTACGATGGGTCATACTGGTTTGGAGATAATTTAACAGTAAGATCTTTATTTCCAAACTGGATATATAAAGCTTCTATCGAAGATCCTGATAATATTAGTATGGTTCAAATTATTAAAAGTTATTTAAGGTGGTTATTCAGCGAACAATATGGTTATGGTGGAAAAGTAGATTGGGAAAATATTCACTGCCCATTTACAATAAATGATAAATTTTTAGAGGCTTTAGCAGACTCTTATTTTCCATCACAGGATTTTTCAATTACATCAGATTTAAGAGATTTACTTCCAAATATTAAAAAATTTGCTTTAAAAGCTGAATTAAATTACTTTAATATAAAAGGAACACCGGAAGCAATAAAATATTTATTAACCACTTTGTTAAATTTGCCAATCAATCAATGTACAGTTCAATCTGGAAGTCCAGGATTTGTAATTGTAAAAGCAAATGTTCCAGAAAAATATAAAACATTTTTAAATGAATGTGTATACCCTGCTGGAATTATTGTTTTATACGAAACCCCATGACACCAATATCAAAAATTGTTTCGTTTGCAATTGCTATTGCGTCCAGGGGCATTAATAATAAAAAAATTAATGATAATATAAAAAAATTAAGATATATTTCTTGCTATGGTCATAAAAATATTGAGGCATGTCCAAAACTAAAAAAAAGTGATAAATCTAATTTTTATTATTGTGGGGGCTGTGGGTGTGGTGATAAACCACATACTTGGCTCATAAGAGAACCCGGAGTTTATTCTAAACTAGATTATCCTAGGCTCACATGTCCATTAAAAATGCCTGGATTTGATAATTATGATCCAAATTCACCTGAAGACGGTTTAAATAGGAAAAAACAAATCGAAGCAATAAATACAGAAGATTTTAAATTTATTGAATTAACTGTATCTATAGATGCCCAAAAAGAAAAAATATTTGAAGAATTAAATAAAATTATACCAAATTCATAAATATTTTTATGGCAGCAACTACCCGACAAGAATTTATTGATTATTGTTTTAGATCTTTAGGCGCACCTGTAATTCAAATTAATATTGATTCACAGCAAGCCGAAGATAGATTAGATGAAGCTTTGGAGTATATGTATGAAAGACACTTTGATTTTAATCAGAGAGCTTTATTTTTATATCAAATTACTCAAAGCGATGTAAATAATAAGTATTTCGATACTACTACTTTTGGTAGTGCTGTGGGTGCCCAACCAAAATATGACCCAACAACTGGTGTTACAAGTAACTGGCCATTAGCTACTGATATAAGAACCATTACTAAGGTCTACAGACCCTCTGATATTTCTGGCGATTACATGTTTGATTTGAGATATCAGTTAACTCTATTTGATTTTTTTGGTTTATATTTTAACCAGGGTGGGTTATTTACTGGACCGATGGCCCAATATATGGAGTCAATGAGTTATTTAAAATTGGTTAATGATGTTTTTAATTATCCAGTTTCATATACCTATACAAGAACAACAGACCGTTTAACTTTAGAAATGGATACAAGTAAATTAATTGCCGGTTCTTATCTATTAGTTGAAGCTTATGTACAAATTGATCCGAATCAATATCAAAAAGTTTGGCAAGACAGAGTATTTAAAAAATATTATACCGCTTTATTGAAAAAACAATGGGCTCAAAATTTAATGAAATTTGCTGGTGTCCCTTTGCCGGGAGGGGCCCAATTAAATGCTGCTGCTATTATGGCTGAAGCGGTAAATGAACTAAATCAGATTGAAATTACACTTCTTAAAACACAAGAATTGCCACCCGACCCACTTATAGGATAAAAATTGAAAAATCCATATTTTCAAAATTTTCAAAATGAACAGGATCTTGTAGAAGAAATAACAATAGAAATTATTCAAGCTACAGGAGTTGATTGTTATTATATTCCTAGAGATTATCTTTCAATAGATAAAATTTTTGGCGAAGACCCAGGATCATATTTTGATGAAGCTTATTCACTAGAAATGTATTTACAATCCTATAAAGGATTTGATGGAAATGATGTTATTACTCAATTTGGTTTAGAAATTAAAGATAGAGTTAATTTAGTTTTTGCAAGAAAAAGATTTAAACAAGAAATTACAGATAAAAATGGTACTATTACCAGACCACGCGAAGGCGATTTAATTTATTTTCCACCCTCAAAGTCTTTATTTGAAATAAACTTTGTAGAACATGAAAATCCATTTTATCCCCTAGGAAAGTTATATTCATACTTTATAACTGCTGAACTATTTACTTACAGTTATGAAAAATTGGCTACCACAGTACCAGCTGTGGATTCTGTTCAGACAAACACCAGAGGATTCTCAGGTGCTGATATAATTCCACTAAATAATGGATTGGGAACAACTGCTGGCTCCAATGAAGTAATTGAAACAGAAGGTAATAGCTATGGATTCGACCCAAATAATCCTTTTGGTGACTGTGCATAAGGAACTATATGTTTACACAATTTTATAACAAAAGTTTAAGAAAATTAGTAGTGGGCTTCGGCAGTTTATTTAATAATTTATACGTTAGCCATGCAAATCCAGATAATATTGCAAGCCCATTAAATATACGTGTTCCAATTACATATGCACCGCAAGAAAAATTTATAAGAAGATTGCTTGAACCATCATCTATTAATGACAATACTAGAATTGAAAATCAGTTGCCAAGAATGAGTTATATTATGACAACTGTTACGCCAGATCCTTCTAGACGTAGAAGCAAATTTTCACCAATAACAACAAGAGAACAAGATGGTATGGGAGATTGCACTGGTACAGTTAATATTATTAATGAACAGGTTCCTGTAAATGTTGGTTTTAGTTTGTTTATTTATACTAGACATATAGATGATACTTTGCAAATTGTTGAGCAAATTATTCCATATTTTAATCCAGATCATATCATTGAACTTGATTTAAATGAAGCACAAACAAACGTAAAAATTCCATTAACTATGGTAAGTAATAATATTACTGAAAGATATGATGGAGATTTTGGAACCCGCAGAGTTAATATTTCTTCAATGACATTCGTAGCAAAGAGTTATATTTACGGAAAGGTAGAGACTGGTGTAAGTACCATCCTTGCCCCTGGTGGAATTACAATCGGCGTTCAACTTAATAATGAATAAAAATTTATCTAATTTTTTTAATATTCCCGAAGATAAATCAAAAGAATTAAAAGAAATTGCTGGTGGTACTTTTGATATTGGTAATTTTCAAAAAGACTATGAGCTAGTTCAATCTAATCTAAAAGATCTTATACAAAATGGAAATGTTGCTTTAGAAAGTGCTTTAAAAGTAGCCACAGAATCAGATTCTCCAAGGGCATTTGAGGTTGTCGCAATTCTTTTAAAAACAATGGCCGATTTAAATAATAATGTTTTAGATGTTCATAAAAAAGCAAAAGCTACAACTGCTGATTCAAAAACTACAATTAAACAAACCAATAATGCCGTATTTGTTGGGTCAACCAAAGATCTTCAAAACTTGTTAAATAAAGATAGAAGTACTGAAAAAGAAGTAATTGAAGCTGAGGTTGTGAAAGATGTCACAAAATAATAATTTAGGTTATAGAAATAATCCAAAATTAAAACCACCAGGTATTCAATTAAATTATACTGAGGAGCAATTAAGAGAGTACGTAAAGTGTGCTAATGATCCTGTATATTTTTGTAAAAAATATGTAAAAGTTAAAACTCTTGATAAAGGTGTAATGCCTTTTGAATTATATGATTATCAAGAAAAATTTGTAAAAACAATTCACCAAAATAGATTTACTATTTCTAAATGGCCTAGACAATCTGGTAAATCAACTTCGGTTATTGGTTACATATGCCATTATGTAACATTTAACCAAAGCGTAAGCGTTGCAATTCTTGCAAATAAACTTAAAACTGCAAAAGATGAGTTGTTTGCAAAACTGCAACTGGCGTATGAAAATTTACCACAGTTTTTGCAACAAGGTGTAGTAGAGTGGAATAAAACGTCTTTTAAACTTGAA